GTGTTAAGGATCTAGCTTTAAAAATATTTGAACTGGTATGCAAGTACCAACAAAAAGAAAAAATCGTAAGAATCAGAGGCAAGTATATTCCTATGAGACCTTACGAATGGAAGGATAGAGTTAATGTTACTGTCCAGGTAGGACTTGGAACAGGTTCAAAAGAACAACAACTCATTCTTCTTAACGCTATATTGGAACGACAAATGCAAGCAATAAACTTACAACAAAATGTATTTGGTCCAATGGTTAATCTTAGGAATGTATATAATAGTTTAAAGAAACTAATAGAGAACGCAGGCTTAAATGGAATAGAACCCTATTTCATGGATCCTGACGTAGGTGCAGCTCAAATGCCTCAGTTGCCACCTAAACCACCAACTGAATTTGAAAAAGTTACATTAGCTCAAGTACAAGGTGAAAACCAACGTGCACAATTAAATGCGAATGTAACACTAAAAGAAGTTGAAGGCAGAATGAGACAACAACTACTTGACTTCGAAATAAAGATTAAAGAATTAGAATTGAAATATGGATCTAAGATAGACGAGCTTGAACTTAAACGTAGAAGTATGTTAGAACAAGCAGATCTCAACAAATCAGGTGATTTGATGAAAGAGATAGTAAAAGGTCAACAACAATTCTTTAATAATGGACAAAAAGGAAACACAGATCAGGGAGGGAAAGCGAGCCCAAGTGCTCCTAAACGATCCCCTTCTGAAACAGGCATTTGAAGATCTCCTAGAAACTTATAAGCAGGAGATTTTCCACACAAGTTTTGCTGACGATGATAAACGTAGATCCCTTTGGATGGCATATAATATGCTAGATAAAATCAGAGGTCATTTACAAACTATCATGGAAAGCGGAAAACTAGCTCAACAAGATCTTGAGCTTTTAAACAAGAGCTAACCTATTCTAGGAGCTCGTTACACGTCAACCAATAGGAGGAACGTTACATGGCACAAGAACAAACTGTTCAAGGTGCTGCGAAGAAAATAACAGGACTACTGAATCCTAAAGAAGGACAATCAGAACCTGCAAAACAAGCAGAGCCTTCAGAGCAACCTCAAGAGATCAAAGAGGAAACTTCACAAGAGAGTCAATCAAAGTCTGAAGAAACTCCAAAAGAAGTCGCTACTGAAAATACGGAAATCAAAGAAGAAACGCAAACAGAAGTAGAGGAACCCGAACTCCACCGAGTCAAAGTACAAGGTCAAGAGTTAGAGGTTAGCCTTGATGAGCTGAAAGCAGGTTATTCACGAGATTCCGATTACCGACAAAAAACTCATTCTTTAGGATTAGAGAAAAAAGATCTCGAAGCTGAAAAGAGTAGTTTGCGTCAAAATTATGATACTCGTTTATCAGAACTAAACGACATGATTACAACTGCTGAAAGTTTTAACAGACAACAGCAAGGTAGCAAAGATCTTCAAAAACTTTATGACGAAGATCCCACATCTGCGGCTAAACTGGACTACCAGTTACGAGAACAACAAAGGCAGATAGATGGCATGAAGTCTAAAGCACATGAAGCTAATCAAAAACAATACAATGAGTACCTTGATGTTCAAAAACAATTAGCATCTGCAAAAATACCAGAGTACAGCGATCCTAATAAAGCTGATCAATTCAAAACTAACATGCGTTCTACGCTTAGAGGTTATGGATTTAATGATAGTGAAATTGGGAATTTGGCTGATCATCGTTTCTTAATGGTGATTAGAGACGCTATGAGTTATAAATCTGTAAAAGATAAAAGACCTATAGCCCAAAAGAAGGTTGCGAATGCACCTAAAGTTGTAAAGGCTGGTGTTGCAAAATCAGGTCCAAGTTCAGGTAGAGAGGGCATAAGAAATAAAATCGGTCGATTAAAGAAAACAGGGCATCTTCGTGAAGCTCAAAGTGCTTTAATGGATATGATTAATCTTAAATCTCAACAAAAAAGGTAACAAACAATGGCACAACCAACAAATACGTTTGACACTTACGATTCCATTGGTGAACGTGAAGATCTGTCGGATGTTATTTATAACATCTCGCCAACTGACACGCCATTTCTAAGTTCTGCAGCTAAAACAAAAGCAACTGCAGTTCTACACGAATGGCAAACTGACAGTTTGGCAACAGCAGTCACAGACAATAAGGTAATCGAAGGTGACGAAGCAACAAATGATGCTATTACTGCAACAACTAGATTATCTAACTCTTGTCAAATTATGGACAAAGTTATTGTAATCACAGGTACGCAAGAAGCAGTAGATAAAGCTGGTAGAGCATCTGAAATAGCTTATCAAATAGCTAAAAAAGCAAAAGAACTAAAAAGAGATCTAGAAAGTGCTCTTTGTTCTAACAATGCTGAAGTAACAGGTTCAGCAACAGCAGCAAGACAATCTGGTGGCTTAAGATCATGGGTAGCTACTAATGACGTGATGGGAACTTCAGGGACATCTGGTGGCTTGGGTAATACCGCAGCTACTAATGGAACTCAAAGAGTTTTCACAGAGTCTCTCTTGAAAACTGTAATTAAATCAGTATGGAATGCTGGTGGAAATCCAACTATGATTATGGTTGGACCTTTCAATAAACAAAAATTGTCAGGATTCACTGGTAACAGTACTAGATTCGATGCAGGTGCTGATGCTACTTTATACACATCAGTAGATGTTTACGCTTCTGACTTTGGTCAATTACAAGTAGTACCTAACAGGTTCTCTAGAGATAGAGATGCTTGGGTATTAGACATGGATTATTGGGGAGTAGCTTTCTTAAGAGACTTCACAATGCATGAATTGTCAAAAACTGGAGACTCAGAAAAAAGACAATTAATTCTAGAGGCAACTTTAGAATCAAGAAATGAAGCTGCAAGTGGCGTTGTAGCAGACGTAACAACTAGCTAATAATTAGCACGTGGATAGGCGAGTAACCTCAAATCTACTCGCCTTCCATCTTAAATAACATTGAAGTCTTGAGAGAGGTTAAGGGCGGAACAATGAAGGAACAAAATGAGAACACTAAACGACTATTTTTTAACATCAAAAATTACTACTATTAGTACTGCAGGATCTACATTCGTACCTGTACCTGATGGTGGAACAATTATTAAAATTTTTACAGCAATTAAAAACGCAATATCATCTGCTAATGCAGCTCTTACTTTTGAAATTGGTGGAGTTGCAGTTACTGGTGGCGGAATTACAGTAACACAATCTGGATCTGCTGCTGGAGACGTTGATACAGCGGAACCAACAGCTTTAAATACAGTTTCAGAAGGTGGAACTATCGAAATGATAACTGATGGTGGATCTTCAACAGCTTGTGAATGTGTAGTAACATTCGTAATTAGAAGATAATTTATATAGGGGATGGAAACATCCCCTAAACAAAAGGAGAACAAAATATGAACGGATTAAGATTCAGCACACAGCAAGTTTTAACTGCAGGAAGTTCATCAAGTGCTAGTTCAGCATTTGGAGCCAATACAGAATATATAAGAGTAGTAAGTACAATTGCTGCTTATATTCAAATTGCGGTTTCACCTACTGCAGCAGCAACTACAGCATATATTCCAGCAGATGACGTGGAATACATTAAAGTATCTGAAGGTGAAAAGATTGCTGTTTTACGTGTTGGTGGTTCTGATGGCAAAGTAAGCGTTACTGAACTAACACAATAATGACAAAGGTAAGAGCTACCGAATGGGATGAGGGAGTTAAGACTCGTTATATACAAGAGTCTGATGGTAAACTAACCATCAACAATCAACAAAATCTTAACCCCTTACTAGAAAGAAATAAAAAACTCTATACTCAAAATGATGGCTATACAGCCTCAAGGGATATGAGAAGAGTTGCTAGTGTCCCTCCTATTATACTTCAATTATGGACTAAGGAATATAATGGTAGCAATAATTGGTGGGCTTTACCTAAAGAAATACAAAAGAAAATAATGAGAGTTAAACTGAATAGTAGTGAGTTTAGATATTTCAGAACTTCAGAAGGATCTTTATAATGGCATTAAATACTTACGCAGCTTTAAAAACAGCAATAGCAAATTGGTTAAATCGTACTGATTTTTCTGATGAAATAGCTGATGATTTTATTAAACTAACTGAAGCAGATTTTAATGCTAAGTTAAGAATAAGACAGATGGAACAGATTGATACTGTTACTATTGATTCTGAAACTGAAACTGTGCCTACAGGATTTATTTCTGTAAGGTCATTTTACATTTTATTATCTAGTGTTAAATATCCACTAGAATATATTACACCCCATAACTTATTTGAAATAAGAGGTGGTTCCAGATCTGGAAGACCACGTTCTTATACGATTGAGGCAGATAATGAAACAGAACAATTCAGATTTGGTCCTAGCCCTGATACTACTTATACTGGTTATTTATCATATTACAAAAATTTCGACCCTCTTGTCCCAGGAACCAACTCTTCTGGGGAGAATACTTCCAATTATATTTTAACAAATCACCCTGGAATCTATCTGTATGGTAGTCTTTACCATGCATCCAATTTCATTGGTGGAATAGATCCAGATCAAAAACAGAATTGGTTACAAATGTATATCGCAGCATTAGAACGATGCGAGAACAACGACAAACAAGATTCATATGGTGGAGCACCTGTTGCACAAAGAACAGATATTCAAACCGATCTATCATTTTATAGGAACAGATAATGCAAATACCTTTTGGAGAATGGCTACCTGATTTACCTGATCATTTAAACAAGGGAGCTACAACTGCAACAAATGTATTTCCTGCAGCTGTCAGTTATAAACCATTTAAAACATCAACAGTTAAATCTAATGCTTTAGACGGACAATGCTTTGGTGCATTTTCAACTAAAGATAATGATGGTAATGTTTATACTTTTGCTGGTGATCCAACTAAACTATATAAATTATCAAACGATACATTTTCTGCAGTCAATAAATCTGGTGCTACCTATGCTTTAGGTGCTTCAAATTTATGGTACTTCTCTGCTTTTGGAACAACAGTTATTGCTTCTAACGGAGTTGATACACCACAAAAATTTGT